ATGCGCGCGCTGCTCTTGATTGCCGTGGCCCTGGTGCTGGGGGCATGCCGCTTTGGTGGTGACACGCCGCCCCCTGCGCCAGCACCTGCACCGCAACAGCCCGCGCTGATTGTGCAGCCCGCTGCACAGCCTGCGCCCACTCCCGCAGCTGGCCCGGTGCCGCAGGCAGCGCTGCAGTACCGTGGGCTGCTGACGCGCAACGCCCGTGCCGTGTGGGGGCTGGATGCCCCGGTGGCCACGTTCGCAGCCCAGGTGCACCAGGAGTCTGCCTGGAAGCCCGATGCGGTGTCCCGTGTGGGCGCGGCGGGCCTGGCGCAGTTCATGCCCGGCACCTCGAAGTGGATCGCCACCATTGACCCGGAACTGGCCAGCAATGAGCCGTACAGCCCGAGCTGGGCGCTGCGCGCACTGGTGTCCTACGACCACTGGCTACACGCCCGCACGCCCACCAGATACACGCCACGGGACCGCATGTGGGTGGCGCTGCGCAGCTACAACGGCGGGCTGGGGCACTGGCAGGCCGAGGCCAAGGTGGCAGGTACGGGCACCGGCCTGCAGGCGCCCACACGTGAGCAGGTAGACGCCGCATGCGGCCAGGCCAAACGGGCGGCTGTGCACTGCAAGGAAAACCTGGGCTACCCCCGTCGCATCTTCGACCTGCAGGCGCGCTACGCCAGCTGGGGGCCAGGCGTATGAGCGCCGCGCCGGGCCGCCCCAAGCAAGCTCGCGCCCCCTTGGGGGGCAGCGCAGCATACGAAGTGGCAAGCGTGGGGGCCATGCCATGACCCGCACCAGATGTGCGCTGATCGCGGTGGTGCTGAGCCTGGCGGCTGCGGTGGCCGGGTTCTTTTACGGCCAGCACCAGGGCGTGCTGGCCGAGTCGGCCAAGCGTGACGGTAAGGCGGTGGCCGATCTCACCAACCTCATCACGTCCCACCAGGGACTGATCACCCAGGCCGACAAGGCCAGCCGCAACATCCGCGCCGCCACGGCCGCGCGGCTGCTGGCCGATGCCCGTAGTTCCAAGGAGTTCAAGGATGCGCTCGCCTCTTCTGCTGACAGCCGCGATGGCTGCGTGTTTCCTGCTGACGTCATGCGCAAGCTCGCCGCCGGTCGGGACCGGGCTGCCCAAGCCGCTGCCAGCGGCATCGAGGGAGCCGTGCCCCCAGCCCGCGCCGGCCCCGCCGGTGAGCGGTGAGGTGGACACCGTGGCCGAGGCATTGCAAGCCATGTACGACTTGTACGGCATTTGCGCCGGGCGTCTGTTTGACCTGGTGAACCGGTTGGATGGCGGGGGTGGCAGTGGCAGATGACGTGGACCGCGCCAGCGCATGGGAGCAGCAGGTAAGAGATTTTGCGTTGCGCGACCAAGCGCAGCGCGCTGGCTTGGCGGGCAAGACGGTGGCGGACTCGGCTACGCATTGCGGGGCCTGTGGGGATGCCATTCCGGTGGAGCGACGCAGGGCGCTGCCGGGGGTGCAGTTGTGTGTGGTGTGCAGAGAGCGCCTTGAGCGCCAGGAAGGGATGGCATGACCTTGACGATTGATTTTTGGCAGTTGGTGGGCTTGCTTATCACCGGACTGGGGGCGCTGTGGGGCGTAGTGAAGGCTGCAGCAGCGCAGGCCCAGCGCCACCAGGACGCTACGCATGCACAGCTGATTACGCGCCTCGACGCGATCGAGCAATCCAACCGGCAGGAGGCTGGTAACTGGCAGCGCATGGAGCGCGAGATCTTGCAGCTCAAAGCCGAGCTACCCCTGAACTATGTGCGCCGCGAGGACTACGTCCAGGCGGTGGCAACCATCATGGCCAAGCTGGACGCCATGAGCATGCGATTTGAAAACATTCTTTTGCGGAGGGCCAAAGACCATGAATGAAGACACCATCCGGCAGCACATCGAGATGGATCGCGCCCAGGCTGACCGTGCGCGCCGCGAGTTCATCCGCTGGATCTTGCTGCTGGCGGCCAATATCAACCGGCCTACCCATTCCACGCTGCGCTTCCTGCTGTCTGTGGTGAAGGGTGAGTACCAGGACGTCACGGAGCTACAGATCCGGCGCGAGCTGGACTACCTGGAGAGCCGCGACCTGGTGAAGGTGTTCACCGATCCGCTGGGCCAGGTCAGCGCAGACCTCACCCGCTATGGCATGGACATTGTGGAGTACACGGTGCCGGTGGAGCCGGGCATCGCACGCCCTCCGAAGGTGTGACCGATGGGCCGCAAGAGCACCATTGACCGGCTTGACCCGCAGATCAAGTCCTATATCCAGGCCATGCTGGCATCGGGCAGCGTGACGCTGGATGAACTGATCGCCGACCTGCAGGCACGTTACCCCGCTGCGGCCACGGCGGGCGGGTTGCCCAGTCGCTCGGCGGTGGGGCGCTACGGGCAAAAGCTGGAGCGGCGCCTGTCGGCCATCCGTGCCAGCACCGAGGCGGCGAAGATCATTCAGGCGCACGCTGGCGACGACAAGGACGCCCGCAGTGAGGCCCTGACTGCGATGGTGCAAACCGAACTGTTCGAGGCCATCCTGGCCCTGCAGGAGGTGGAAGAGTCTGAGGAAGGTGCCGACCCTGGGGAACGGGTGGCGCTGCTGAGCAAGGCGGCGAAGAACATCGCCACCTTGACCAGGTCGAGCATCAACCTGAAGGAGTTTCAGGCGAAGGTGGAGGAAGCCACGCGCAAGAAGGTGTTGGAGGAGCAGCGGCAGAAGCTGGACGCCCTGGGCAAGACCGGGGATGTGCCTGCCGATGTGCTGGCGAAGGTGATCAAGGCGGCATATGACCTCTGATGTCACCACGCCCGTGGCCCCTGCGCTGCAGCTCTACCCGTACCAGCGCCGCTGGGTGCAGGATGACTCGCGTTTCAAGATTGCCATGTTCGCCCGCCAATGCGGCAAGACCTTCACCAGCACGCTGGAGTTGGCGCTGGATGTGGTGCGCGCAGAGGCCGAGGGGCGGCGTGCACGCTGGGTGATTCTGAGCCGTGGCGAGCGCCAGGCGCGAGAGGCCATGAATGAGGGTGTGAAGCTGCACCTGCGGGCCATGCAGGCGGGGTTTCGGGAGTTTGAATCGGACTTTAGCGCCAGTGTGCGGGCGCTGGAGGTGGAACTTCCAGGCGGCAGCCGGGTGACCGCTTTGCCTGCCAACCCCGATACGGCGCGTGGCTTTAGCGCCAATGTGTTGCTCGACGAGTTCGCCTTCCACCAGGACAGCAGGGCGATCTGGAAGGCGCTGTTTCCCGTCATCTCCAAGCCGGGGCTAAAGCTGCGCGTGATCAGCACGCCCAACGGAAAGGGCAACAAGTTCTATGAGCTGATGACGGGCAAGGATGACGGCTGGAGCCGCCACGTCACGACGATCCACCAGGCGGTGGCGGATGGCCTGCCCCGCAACATCGAAGAGCTGCGGCGCGGTGCGGGTGATGAAGACCTGTGGCGGCAAGAGTTCGAGCTGGAGTGGCTGGACGAAGCCAGTGCCTGGCTGGGCTATGACCTGATCGGCGCGTGCGAGAACGAGATGGCCGGGGTGCCGGTCAACTATTGCGGCGGCCCGTGTTTTGTGGGTGTGGACATTGGGGCACGCAACGACCTGTTTGTGATCTGGGTGCTGGAGCAAGTGGGTGATGTGTTCTGGACGCGCGAGATCGTTGCGAAGAAGCGCATCAGCTTTGCCGAGCAGGCGGCACTGCTGAATGAGGTTTTTGCCCGCTACAACGTGATGCGCGTTTGCATGGATCAGACCGGCATGGGGGAGATGCCAGTGGAAGACGCGCAGCGCCGCCATGGCACCACGCGGGTGGAAGGGGTGCTGTTCACCGGCCCCAACAAGTTGACGATGGCCACGCGGGGCAAAGAGGTTTTTGAAGACCGGCGCATTCGTATTCCGGCGGGTGACCTGGCGCTGCGCACCGACTTGCACAAGCTGCGCAAGGAGTCAGGCCCCACGGGCGCGCCGCGCTTTGTGGCCGAGAGTGACAGCGCAGGCCACGCGGACCGCACCTGGGCATGCTTTCTGGCGATCAACGCCACGGACAGTGCACCAGCCCCCATCGAGTTCATGAGCGGCGGCCCGCGCGATAGCAGCCAGCCGCTGGGAGATTTCATCTATGGTTAAACGCACCCGCCCCACGCGCGCCAGCACTGCTGGGCCCGCCACCTCCAACAGCGCACGCCCCGAGCTGGATACTGAGTTCGCCAACCGGCTGCGCGACCCGTTCGAGAACCATTACATGGGGGTGCTGCGCACCAATGACCCGCTGCTGCTGGAGCGGGGGAATGGTGGCGTGGAGCTGTACCGCGATCTGCGCCGCGATGGCAAGGTGTTTTCCGGCCTGCAAAAGCGCCAGTTGGCCCTGGTGGGCAAGGCCTGGCAGGTGGAGCCGCGTGTGAAGGAAAACGCCAAGGCCAGCAAGGACGCGGAAACGCTCACGGAGATCCTCAAGGCGATCAGCTTCGACCGGCTGTGCCAGGAACTGATGGAGGCATTGCTGTCTGGCTTCGCGGTGGGCGAGATCGTGTGGACCGTGCGCGATGGGATGGTGGTGCCCGCCCGGGTGATCAAGCGGGCCCAGCGCCGGTTTGTGTATGTGCAGGACGATGAAAACAGCCCGGCCAGGCTGCAGCTGCTGACGCGCGAGAACATGCTGACGGGCGTTCCGGTACCGGACCGCAAGTTCATCGTGCACCGCGTGAACCCGGAGGATGACAACCCCTATGGCACAGGCCTGGGGCTGCAGCTCTTTTGGCCGGTGTTCTTCAAGCGCAAGGGCATCGTGGCGTGGAACAAGCTGTGTGACCGCTTTGGCGCACCCACGCCCCACGGTAAGTACCCGCGCAACGCTGGCCCCAAGGAGAAGGGCACGCTGGCCGATGCGCTGCGCGCCATGTCGAGCGACGGCTACCTGATGACGCCGGAGGGTATGGAGATTGCCCTGCTGGAGAGCAAGCTGTCGGGCAATGTGACCACGCAGCAGGCGCTGTGTGAGTACATGGATGACTGGATTGCCGAGGTGCTGACCGGTACCGAGCCCAGCCGCTCGGGCGGCGGCGCGCTGGCCGCCGCCAGCAAGGAGCGCAAGGACGTTCGTCAGGACTTGACCCAGGCCGATAGCGACTTGCTGTCGGAAACCCTCAACCAGACGCTGCTGGCCTGGATCTGTGAATACAACGGGCTGGAGCCCTGCCATGTGTACCGCCAGATCAAGGAAGAGGAAGACACCAAGACGCAGGCCGAGGGCGACAAGCTGGTGCATGACATGGGCTTCGAGCTGGACGAGAACACGGTGCGGGCGAGGTATGGCGAGGGCTGGAGAAAGAGGGCACAGCCTGTGCCTGTGCCGCCCGCGCCAGCACCTCGACAGGAAGAGCCGGCAAACTTCGCGGAGCCTGGGGAAAAGGCCGCTGACCCGGTGGATGCGCTGATTGCGCAGGAGCTGGCGCAGTGGCAGCCGCTGCTTGAGCCCATGGTGCACCCACTACGCCGCCTGCTGGAGAGTGCAGCAGCTCAGGGTCTGACGGCCGGCGAGCTGGTGGAGCGCCTGCCCGCGCTACTGCCGGAGATGGATGCCAGCGCTTTGACCGCTGCACTGACGCGCACCAGCTTTGCAGCTGCGGCGGGCTATGAGGCGGGGGCGGACGATGTCGCGGGCAACTGATTTCGCGCAGCTGCAGCGCCTGGCGCCAGCCGAGGCCATCGCCTATATGGCGGGGCGGGGCCTCACCGCTGAGACCTACCACTGGTACGACCTGTGGCGCTCGGAACATGAGCGGGCTTTCACAGTCAGCCGCCTGGCGCGGGCTGATTTGCTGGAGGCGATGCAATCCAGCATTGCCAAATCCGTGGCCGGCGACATGTCGCGGCGTGACTGGATACGCGACGCGGAAAAGCTGCTCAAGGATGCAGGCTGGTGGGGCACCACCGAGGTGACAGACCCGCGCACGGGGGAGGTGCTGGCAACCCGCTTCAACCACGCCCGCCTACAGCTGATCTTTGACACCAACACGCGCCAGGCAGCCGCTGCCGGGCAGTGGCAGCGGCTGCTGCGCAACCAGCGCACCCAGCCCTATGCCCGCTATGTGGCCATGGACGATGACCGCACGCGCCCACAGCATCGGGCCTGGCACAACGTCACGCTGCCGCTATCGGATGCGTGGTGGACCACCCACCGCCCACCCAACGGTTACCGCTGCCGCTGCCGCATCGTGGGCGTATCCAAACGCGAGTATGACCAGGGCGAGGTGCTGGATCGCCCCGGCGCAGAGACTGACCGCGCCGCCCCCATTCGGCGCACGCCCATGGTGAAGACCGCGCCGCCGGATGTGATGGTGGACTGGCGCAACCCGGCCACCAAAGCAGTGGAGAAGGTGCCCGCAGGCATTGACCCGGGCTTTGACTACAGCCCCGGCACCGACGGGGCCAGCAAGGCGTTTAAGGCCATGGTGCAGGCCAAGCTGGCGCGGCTGTCTCCAGGCATTGCTGGGGCGGTTCGTGCCGACCTGCTGTCTCAACCTCCAGCCGATTTGGTTCCAGACCCTGCGCCATGGCGTGCGCAGACTGGCGGTACAGCTGAAGGCGACTGGCACGATGCCTCGTTCCAAGGAGCACCGCAGTGGCTGAAAGAGGCGGTTGCCAAGCGGGGGGCGTTGCAAGGCGGTGTTGTGCGGGCAAAGGGAGTAGCACACTACAGCGCCGCCAAAGACCAGATCAATATGGGATCGTTGGATAAAACCAGCTTGGTCGATCAGGGCACATGGCGGCACGAGTATGGGCATGCCATGGACCGGAGCATGCAGAAGGGAGCCTTTTTCCGCAGCACCGCGCCAGACTTTACTGATGCCATGAAGGAAGATGCCCGCGAGCTTATTGCTCTCGGTGGCCATGGCAACAAAAGCCTCAAGGCCACTAAAACTGCCCAGGCCAAACTGCAAGCCGCCTATGCAAACAGCGCCCAAGCGCTGCTACAAGCCCCCGATAAAGCGCAGTGGCTGGCTGACAGATATGCCAAGAATGGGCTGGACTTTGCCCAGGTGCAAGCCACCATGAAGGCCCACACCGACTTTGCCACCAACCTGCAAGGCGTGGGGTTACATGACCGCTATGCCCGTATCATCACCGCCGTGGAGCAGCGCGATGCGCAGGGGTTGATAGATGCACTGACGGGGGGGATGGGGCCGGAAAACACGGTTGAACGGCTTGCCACCTTCGATAAGGGCACTGTAGGCAACTTGTCAGACCTTTTTGGAAGTGCTACAAGCAACAAAGTCAGTGGCGCCAGCAAGAGCGGCTTTGGTCACTCTGATGCCTACTACAAGAACACTTGGGCCAGCCAGGCCGAGAGCTTTGCCAACCTGGCCAGTTTTTATGGCGATGCCAGCCCGGTGTGGGGCCAGATCATCGAAGCCATGACCCCGCGCATGGCGCAACTATTCAAGGAGATCATGAAGTGACACGCGATGAATTTGCAGTAGTGTGCAATGCATACATTGCGAAATTTGGCTCCGACCCTGGGCATCCGCCCCTCGATCTGGGGCATGCGAATCTGAAGCTGGAGCAGCTTGCTGCCCACATGCAGACCGCCATTGACACTGGCGAGCCTATCAACTGGTACGTCATCTACCCACCCCTGCCAGAGGGTTCCCTGTCTTAAGAATCCCGGCTTGCCGGGATTTTTTCTAAGTGATCAACCCTCGCCAGTCTTTTGCGAAGGAGCCCCCATGCTGACCATCACCGTAGACGATAGCGCTTTCCGTGCCCACCTGCAGCGCCTGAACAAGGCCCTTGGCAACATGGAGCCGGTGATGGACGCCATCGGCGCAAGGCTAGAGGCGCAGGTGCGCAACCGCTTCGCGACGCGCACCGACCCCGAAGGTCAGGCTTGGGCGCAGTGGCGGCCCGCCACAGTGGAGGGCTACCCTTACCCCGGGAGCCCTGCCGCAGCCAAAGATGGCCCAGGCAACGCCCGCCTGCTGGATCGCTACGGCACCATGCTGGACTCTCTCAATTTCGACGCGACTGCTGACAGTGTGCGTGTCGGCTTTGGACAGCCCTACGCTACCTACCATGAGCACGGCACCCAGCACATGGAGCGGCGCGGCATGCTGCTGGCAGACCCCGATCAGGGTACGTTAGGAAAAGAAGACGAGGCTGCCGTGCTCGATGTTCTCGATGTGTGGCTGACTGATCTCACTGCCTGA